GTCCTGGTATATTTCCATACTGGTTGAGCGTAGCGCCTTGCCCCGGAATTGCGTAATACCCTGGCGGAATCAGTCCATTTTTGAACAGGCTACCTTCAAACCTCTTCCAGTTGCGATTTCCGCCCGTAAACAGGTGGCCTAATACCCTGTCCTGCCGGTTGTCAGAACGCACATAAACAGAGGCTTGCGGATTGGCCTTGTTGGTGGCGGCGCTGTAGCGCAGCATGTTTCTGGCGAATGGCGTAATCGGCAGCTCAAGATTGATGTCCATTTCATCAATCATCGCCTGCCGCGTCTTGACCGCCAGTTTGGTTGTCATGGCCATGGCGGCAAATACCACCTGGCTTTCTGCCACTTCACGAAAAAAACGGGATACCTTGTCGGCGTCGGTGCTGATGCTTATCACAGCACTGCGCTCGATGTCCGCCGCCGTTTCGGTCTGGGTATCGTCGGTTTGACCGGTGCAGGCGCCTGCGCCGGCATGGCGGGTGATGCAGGCTCCGGCAGCTCGGGCAGGCGGCTGCTCCTGGCGACCAGTTTTAGGTTGGTGCCGCCGGCCTTCAGCGATGACAGGGCAGCCATGGCGTAGACAAAGCAGTCCCATGCCTCGTTTCTCGCGCCGGGCGGCTTGACCCATTTGCGTGTAGTGCGCCCTGACGTGTCGGTATGCGATACGCGACGCTCGACCGTCAACTGCCGGAAATACTCATCCGGCAAGTCCTGCGAAAACGCGATATAGCGCGGCGAATCTGGCTTGCTGATACTCATGGCAGCGCGAACGGAATCCTTGGCCGTGTCGACACCGACGATGAACATTTGCACGTTGCGCGAATTCTTGGTGCTGAGCCCGCGCGGTGGCCATATCGGGTGCGCCCCTGCCCTGCCCTTGATGGGGTATATCTTGCGGTGGTAGCGCGTGGCGCAGAATTCGTAAACCTGCTGGGTATGGTGGCCGCCGGAGTCGATACAGCAGGCGCGGATGCGCAAGTGGCGGCCATCGTGCGTGATATGGCGCTGTTGAAGAAACTCATCGAGTTCGCGCCAGACGGCTGGTTCTCCGGGCGAACCGTAGAACTGGTAATGACCGATAACGCGCGCCTGCTCGGTGGCGGTCCAGCCGATCAGCGTGAGTTCCAGCCGGTCATCCTGGCAGTCGGTGCCGGCGGTCAACAGGACAACATCGTCCGGGATGGCGTCCCATGCCTCACGGCGATTCATCAAGATTTCCGCCTTGACGGTCTCGCCACTGCGGTCCTGATAGCACTCGCCCAATTGCAGGTTGATGAAGGTTTTCAGCGTCTCGGGCGTGTCCTTCTTGCGCAACCATTCCTCGACAATATCGCCGATGGTCTGCCACGGGGAATACAGCGCGTTGATGTGGAACCCGGCTACGCCGCGCGATTCCGACGTGGCTACCCATTCGCCATATTGCAGGGCTTTCAGCTTTTCGGCATCACCATACAATGCGCCGCATTCCGTGCAGGCAATCCGCGCGGTCGTGGGGCTATTGTCCTGATAGATTACGTTTGACCACTTCAGCACGTGCATGTGATCGCATTCCGGGCACGGGATGAAGTAATGGCGCTGGTCGGATTTCTCGTATTCGGTCCAGATACGCGACGCACCCTCAATGGTTGGCGTCGACGCCATGATGATCTTGCTGTTCCAGAATGTCGCCGTTCGCTGGCGTGCCAGATAAAGCGGGTCGCCTTCTGTTCCAGCGCTGGCGGGATAGCGGTCCACCTCATCCGCCAGGACGATGCGGATAGGCCTCCCGGCAAGTTCCGTTGGCGCATTGGCCCCGACCATGGTGATGTGGCCGCCAGGGAATCCCTTGTGCAGGACAGTGTTGCCGGAATTGCGCGATTTCGGATCGGCAATCCGGCCGCGCAGTGCTGGCGTATCGCGCACCATCGGCGATAGCCTGTCTTTCGAGAATGATTCGGCCATGCCAACCGTCGGCTGCATCAACAGGATCGGGCCAGGGTCCTGGTGGATGTGGTAGCCGATAATGGCCCGTAGCAGCAGCGTTTTACCGATTTGCGAGGATGTGCAATACACGACATCCTTGATGCCGGGATCGGATACCGCATCCAGCATGCCGCGCTGGTATGGCGCGCGGTCGACCTTGAACTTGCCGGGCTCGGCGGAATCTTCCGGCGACAGATATAGATGCTCGTCCGCCCACTGACTGACGGTCAGGTTGGGCGGTGGCGTCCAGACGCGGCTGGCGTTGTTCTGGACCTTCTGGATAACATCAAGGTATGCCACTGCCTGACAGTTCCTGTAGGGCCTCGTAAATCAGTTCTCGCGCGGCGCGTTCCGCATCCTGAATCGTGCTCGCGCCATTGACCGTAACCGCCAGGCGTCCAGGGAGATTCAGCAGCTTGGCACGCGCGTTTCCCACCAGCGTTTCCCAATGCGCCTGTACTGCATCGGCGGGTATGACATTGCGTCGTTTAATCTCCTCTTCCAGCGCCGATATGTTGGCCTGATGAAAGGTGAGGCGGGCTTTTTCCGCGTTAAGGTCATACGCTTCCCCCGTTGTGGAAACGCCGAGCTGCCGGATGATGCGCTCTCGAATCCAGACGCCGACCTTGGCGCAGTCATAGCGCCCCTTGCTGTCAATCGGGGGCGGATTCTCTTCTCTCGCCAGCTGGTTGATTCGGCGGGCGGTGACGCCGATCAGCTCGCCAAGCTGCGCAGCACTGATAGTGGGCGTGGACATGTGTCAGCTATATTGCCGCTCGATACGCTCGTGATCGCCTTGACAATGAATGCAGCGGATAGCCGTCGGCACGGCGAATAACCGCTTGGCTTCTATTAACTCTCCGCAGTCAACACAGAAGTCAATAGCGCGCTGGACATGACTCCGTGGTGCCTGTTTCTGCCTGCGCAAGGCCTCCATGTGTTCCATATGTTCCTGTGCGCGGTCGGCATCATCGGCCATGGTCGGATTCCATCCTTGTCAGCTTCAGTTCAATCACGTTCAGTGACTGTCTGATCTCTTTAAGGTCCTGGTTATGCGCTTCCAAGTGCTTTTCAAAAGCAACCTCTATTTTCTCTAGCCGGTATTCGTGCTGCTGGACCATGTTCCAGACCACTGCAATGCTGCCTGCAGCGGTCAGCGCCAATTTGATCCAGTCACTCATGCTTAGACTCCTGAGCCAGCTCGCACTGTAAGCCAGCCATGATTCCGATTTCCTCGATGTTATCGGCGGTAATAGGCTCGCCACTATGATAATCCTCGACAAATACACTGGGAATGAATCGGCATTGGCATCCGCCTAGCGATACAACGAGCGGCACTGCACATAGCCACGCAGCAGCTGTTCGCCACCAGCGTTCGCCGTGATTTTGTCGCCTTTGATGTCGAGAATGACGTCCTGTGGCACCGGCGGCAGGTCCAGCTTCTTGCACGCAGTCCACGACTCTGCCAATTTGATGACGCGGTCTGCTGAGGGTGTTTCGTGCGTTATTGTGCAGCCCGGTATGCCAACAACGGCGACGGCCAATAGCACACTGACAAGCGCTCCGATAATGTAGGCCATATCGGTATCGCGGATCATGGTAGCCACAGAAACAACAGGCAGCATCCGAACAGGCCAAGCAGGAAAAAGTCGATCATGCTTCCCTCAGCACTCGCAACCATTTCGATGCCAGCTGCGCGATGCGAGCGGCCTTGTCGGTTCCGTTGATGCAGCGTCTGGCGTTGATGAAGTCGGTTTTTCCGGCGGTCACGTAGTCGGTGAGCCTTTTCCCGGTAAAAGCGCCCGTGCGAAAGCCATGTACCAGTACGTAGCGCGCAACATCAGGGCGGCAGGCAAGATCAGGGTTGCCAACAAGGTCGACACCAAGAATGTCGCCATACTTTCGGTAGTTTTCTTTCCACGTGAGCTGTACATATCCCCTTCCGTAGTACGGGTAATACCTAAGGCTTTTGAGGTACCGAAGCGGATTCTTGAGGAAGAATGCTTCCCTGACAGGCTTAAAGGTATTGCCGGTCTCGTGTTCGACGGTGGCCAGCACGTAGGCTTTCTGGGTGTCGAGCGTTAGCCCTTGCTTGTCGCATTCGTCGATAATGTCAACGATGGCTTCTGCCCGATCACTCATCACGCCCGGCCTTCAGGATGTCCAGTAGTTTGGCCTCTGCCAGCTTCTCTTTGAGTTCGCCGCCCTCTTCTGGGGTAATGCCGGAGCCCTTCGTAAAGAAAGCCAGCACGCCGACCACTATCAGGCCGGTGCCTAGCAGCATCGTTTTGTCCCAGCCAGGTTCCATCAGCACGACGGAACCCATCACCATCCACAGGATGCCTTGCAGGTTCTGCCCGGCATTCGTTGCAAAGCCTTTCATTTCTTGCGCTCCAGAAGCTGTACGGCAAGCTCGATGGCAAGGTTGATTTGCTTTCTACCGAACAGGATGCCGAGGCTTGTCAGCTCCTGAATGACAGCTTCCTTTTTGCCGTCGCCGTCGAGATCGATCCTGCCATCGAAATAGGACACGGCGTCCAGGACCGTGCGGAAGAACGACGCGCCGACCAGCCAGGCGGCCAGGCGATTGATAAGGGCGGCAACAAGAGAGTCAAGCATACAGAACACCATATGTTGTGGCATGCGTGC